TGTCTTGAGTATATTGGGAAATCAATTCACGAAGATTTTCCTCAAGTTTATCGACGGTGGTAACTTCAGGTTCTTCATTGGTTTCACCACCCATAGAGGTAGGTTGCTTCTGTTGTTCAGCAGTACCACCATAAGAGTTGGTTTCGCTAGGTTGTTCCTGATCACTCTCATTCTCACCCTCAGGTTGATCAGAGAAGTCAGAAGAAGGTTGGTTAGAACCTTCAGACTGAGACTCCAGACTGTCCATAGGAGTGTTGCTTTCTTCTTGTTTCTTTTGCTTACAGAATTTATAGAGTGCCTCTGCAGCAATCAGAACATCAGAAAAGGTTTCAGCATCAGCGATCAGATTGATAATTTCAGTCTCTTCACCACGTTCAATAGGAATATCAATATGATTTCCAATCTTGAACCAGAGGTTAGCGCGATCGGCAAGATTCATCTTAGAAATATCTTCATCTTTAAGAGCGAAAAAATCTTCATCACTCAGTTCTTTATATCCATTAAAAAATGTCTTTGCAAGTCCCATATACTTGCGCTTCATAAGTTTTTCAATGCGAGCATCCTCAACAATATTCACAAAAGAATGTGGAATGTTTTGCGGAGGGTCCTCATCTGGAGTAAAGAGTGCATGACCAACCTCATGACCAACAAGCATGTCATAAACAACATTACTTGCCCTATCCCAAATGGGAAGAGTCAGTACACGAGTATGAACATTGAACTGGGCAGTTTCAATCTTACGATGCTCCACAACCAAATCTTCAGTTGCAAGCAGTTTGGCAAGTTGAGATTTGATTTCGTGGGAGACAGACATGTTCTTCGTTTCGTATGTACCCATAATAAAACGAAAGGTCGCCCTTAGGACGACCCATGTGACGCTTTTTAAAGTGGCGCAGTGCTTCACGCCTTGATCTCATTGCTTGAGGTTTAAGGCGACGTTTCTGTTCTTTTTTACTATGGTGTTGCCAGTTCGGGGTAGAGTTGGCCAATTTCCTTGCGATAAAGTGATTTGATATTATCTATGAGAGCAGGAGTTTTGTCAAGTTTATTTGATTCATAATCTTGTTTTGAATATTTTACTTTTTGGTCCATAGTGACAGGAACACCAACAATATCACTCAACCAATTAGAAAAGTTTTCTCCAAGTCCATCTTCAAATCTCCACACATGTGTTTTATCTGATAGGAAGTCAAGTTGAGATCGATACCAGTTTACAGATTCTGTGCAAGGATAATTTTCAAGCATTGAGAAGAAATACATTGGATCTTCCATCAACTCTTGAATATCATCACCATATAAATGTTTGAGATAAATTGATGCTGAGATGAAGCGATCAATGGGGTTTCTTATGATGCAGACATGGGGAATATTTTCTACATCCAAATGCTTTTCATAATACTCTTTATGAAAATGAGCAACCTCTACACCATCAACACTTTTGTATTGGCGATCAACATCAACCTTATCATCCCATACCCAACCCTGTGCATCTAAATTTGATTCAACAAATCTACCACCAGTTCTTGGAATATGAATGAAAAAGAATCTCTTTCCTGTTTCTACATGCTTATATGTTGACATCAACTCGCCATTCTACTGAAACCTTTTACCTTCTCAAACTTAATTACGTTTTCAAATTTATCATGCAACGACTCTTTATGAGAGATCACAAATACGTTTGCATCTTTGATCACATACTTAATAATTTTAAGAAATTCCTCTGTACCAAAACCATCCAAAGAACTATCAAATACCTCATCCATAATCAGGAGATTTGTATTGACTGAGTTCTTCATCCTTGCAACTTCACGCCAGGTGAAAAGGAGTGCAAGGTCGATCCTCATTTTTTCTCCTTCGCTAAAAGAAGAGTATGAAAAATCTTCATGAATAGGGGACTGGACGGTTTCGTTAAATTCCTCATCAAGTGTGAAGTTAATATAAAAGTCCATCATTTGGAGATAACGATTGACTTGCTGATTTATCAGCGGTAGATACTTCTTAATGATTTTGGTTTTAACTCCACCGTCTTTAAGTAGACTGTACGAAAAATCGTAATAGTTGATAGTGTCCCGTCTAGAAGCGAGTTCGTCGTATGTAGTTTTTAAATTTTCCTTAAAGGATTCTAACTTCTCATGTTCAATATTTCTATTTGCAAGTTGGTCGGTAATTCTTTGAATTTCCGATTCCAAATTTCTGATTTGTCTGTGACATCCAGAAATTCTAGTATTGTTTTGAGAAATGCCATGAGTTAAGGAAGTAATCTCCTTTGATAAATTTGTAAATTGACGCTCTCGCTCTTCTTCCTCTTTAATTGCCTCCTCCAGTTCTTTATAACCGGATTGCAACTCTTTTGCTTTATTTTGAGCGTCTGTAATTCTATTTATTCTGAAGACCTCTTCAATTGACTGCGTACAGGTAGGGCAAACTGTATTCTCAGTGAAAAACTTGTGTTCTTTTGTAATAGTAGATACCTTGTTAGAAATTTTTCCTTTCAAGTTACCAAGTTTACGAAGTTTTTCTGTTGCACCAATAAATTTTTCAAGTTGTTCTTGACTCGTTTCAACCTTGCTATTCAAGTCTTCATTGCTCAGAATATATCCATTTTCTTCATCCAAAAGTTTTTGAATGATACTTTCCTTTTCTTCAATATTTTGCTTTCCTCTATTCTCAAGTTCCTCAATAAAATTTTCTTGCATAGAAACTTTTTCATTGAGAGATTCTTTTTTCAGTTCAAGAATTTTGATATCTTCTTTAACTGAACGAATCTTTTCTTTGATGACAGAATTCATCGTGGAAAAGATACGAATGTCAAGAAGATCTTCAATCACTTCTCTGCGATTTGCTGCAGACAATTGCATGAAGGGAACAAATGTGCTGCTACCAAGAATTACAATTTGAGTAAATGATTTGTAGTTCATTTTCAGAACGTTCTGTTCAAACCACTTCTGTTGATCCAAAGAAGCTGCCTCTTGATCCAACAAAGAATCATCTCTCCAGATCTCAAATACTGCTGGTTTAATTCCTCTGATAATTTTCCAGTCAGTTCCAGAAATAGAAAACTCAACCTCAACCTTACAATCCTTTTCGTTCACAGAATTGATAAGTTGGGGTTTATTAATTTTACGAAATGGTTTACCAAACAATGAAAAAGTCAGTGCATCCAGAACTGTGCTTTTTCCTGCTCCATTTGTTCCAATAATTAAGTTCGTTGTATTCTCAGTAAAATCAATTTCACTAAATTGATTTCCAGTGCTTAGGAAATTTTTCCAACGAATTTTTTTAAATAAAATCATGTTCAGATTTAGGAGGGATTACGAAATCATTCTTGGTAATAATAGTATACTTATAATCATTCATTTCGCACGTCTTTATCATTATATCATCTTCAATTTCAATGACGTGCATTTCTGGACTTCCATCTTCTTCCAACATCATAGCAAATCTCATGGCATCATCTTCTTCCTCGAAGAGATAGAGAATCTGATCTCCATCATCATCCATTACCGAATATGCGCCTTCTGTTTCTTTGCCGTGTATTGTTAGAATGTACATTTTAAATCATTTCACATGCTTCTTGATAAACTTCAGTAATTACTTTACGAATCGTCGATTTATCAAGATCTATTTCTGCCTCCTGAATATATCTATTCAAGATAGAAAGTGTGTCTTCTGATTCAAATGCTTCAAAATCTTCAGACTCTTGGATAGTGAAGTTTTCAACAACCTTTAAGTCAGCAACATTAGAGGAGTACAGTTTATCAATAAATTTTTCAAACTTTTTAGAATCACTCTTCTTACGAACAATAACTTTTACAATTTTGTTAGTATATTCTCTTGAATCAAAAGTTTGGTGATCAGTATCCTCATAGTAAATATTGTAAAACAATCTGTTTGGATTGTTGACTGGAACATGCTCTAAAGTTTCAGTATCAAAGATATGAAATCCTCTGGGATCGTTGACATCATTCCAGAACATTTCATAAGGATTGCCTAGATAGAAGACTGTTCCGTTATCCGATCGAGTGTGATAGTGTCCCGAGAAGACAGTTTCGAACTTCTCAAATAGTTTGCTCTCCAAACCATGCTCCATGAGGATTTGTCGATTAACTCTAAATCCTTGGAGTTCCAGGTGCCCCATCGCACACCTGCAAGTAGTCTTTTTGATAGTGTTAAGAGATAGTTTTTCATTTTCTTGATTTATCCAGGGTATAAAAAGTACTTTAAGATTATCTAATAAAACCTCTGTTGGTTCTGAATATACAGTGACATTATCATATTCACGCAGGAGTAAATCTACTCCATTAATGTCATTTGTATTTTTATAATAGGAATCATGATTACCTACAATCAAATGAAGTTTGATTCCTTTTTCTTTGATAGGGTCAAAAATATTATCCTTTGCCCAAGAAAGTGCTCCAAAATTAACACCTGTTCGATTGTCAAATGCATCACCCATGTGAACAATCGTGGTGATACCTTCCTTTTCTAAGGTTGGAAAGAAAACTTCATTGTAAAATTTTAAGAAGTAATCGTGAAAAAGTTTTGAATTTTTACGAGCACCATAATGAGTGTCAGTAATGATTGCGACTTTCATCAATAACGAAGTTTGGAATGCACGGCATCTTTAATACTATTGTAATCGGAGTAGTTCGATCCGTCAAGGGTGTTGTTGTCGTCGAACACCTCACTGTAACCAGATCGTTCAATAATCTTATTCTTAATGTCTAACTGACGCTTCTCTCTTTGAATCCTGCGGAGAAAAGCATAATGAATGATCTGCGTAAAGTAAGCAAAAGGATTTTGGGATTTCTCAGGATCAAAATTATGAATGTACTGAACGCAATTTTCGATTCCATCAGAAATCATATCCTCCTTAAACATGTAGTTGACAAAGTTTGGTTTAAATGATAAGTGATTCGCAATCTTCAGGAAACACTCTCCAATGTAGCGAGGGATGGGAGGTTTACCTGGCCAAGACTTTCCTCTTTCAGATTTATCTTGCTCAGACAAAACTTTGTCAAACTTTTTTTTATAAGAAACTTCAACGTTAGTTCTATAATCGATCAGAGCAGCAAGAAACTCTTTGTTATTCACATAATGCTCTGACCTTTTTCTACGGGTCATTGTTTTTCCTATCATAAGTTTTATTCATAATATGTATGAATTATAGCACTGACAGAAATACTTGACAAGGTATCAAATAACGTGTACAATTACCTTTGTGGAGGTTGATAAGACTACTCTTGGCTTTTATTGAAGTCTATATTAAAGAGTTTCTCCAGTATCTCTTTTGCTTCATTTACATTAGCAACGTATCCCATTCTACGATTAATCTTAGATTGATTACCTTCAGTCTTTTGTGCTTGCTTTAAGTAGTCTTGATACATCAATATCATTTCTATATCAGAAGATTCAGACATTGTAAGTACATCTTCAAGATTAAGAATAAACATATCTTCTGTTGTTGTTTTTAACCAGGGTTCTATCTTGTATCCAACAACACCTATCCTTGTTTTAATTTCTTGGATAACTATTGGATTGAAAACAATCAGCATTGTTCTATCTTCTTCTTCAGAAGCTGCTACCTTAGCAAATATTTCTTCACCTGATTTTAATTTTACTGTTGCATAAAAGTCGTCTTCAATTCCCATTGTTCTTTAATTGTATTGTGATTATCTCATAATTAAATTTTTCTTCATTATAAGTTTTAATTCTTTCTATAAAATGATTGAGAGTATAATTTTTTCTGGACTTGGTTGAACAATCATCTGAGATGTCGTACAGAGTTGCTTTTACTTTGTCTTTTCCTTTTCTAAGAACTCGTCCAATACTTTGAAGATTACGGATTCTGGATTTACTTGGAGAGGCAAAGATAACATTATGGAGGTTTTTAATATTGATACCTGTAGAAAAAGTTCCATAAGAGGCAACAATAATTGCGTTGTTTTCTCTCTCTGTAATCTCTCTGACTAATTCTCTTTCTTCAGCATCCACTCCACCATGTACGAAAAATACTTTACGATCATCACCCGTGTTACTATTTATTTGTTCGTAAAGTACTGCACCATGAGCCTCAACTCTTGCAAACAAAACAAGAGTATTGCCTTTTAAATCTAAAGTAAGGTTACGAATGAACTTATTTCTCTGTTCGTGACTGATTAAATATTGTATCTCATCTTCATAAGTTTCAAACTTCTGGGGTGGGTGTTTAAGAACAAGACATTGAATGTCAAGTTGAGAAAGGTGTCCCTGTCTCATCAACTCCTCAGTTCTTGTTACTTTGTATGATGGTCCAAATAGACCTTCTAAGACCCATTTATGAGTCTGTGTGCCGTCTAATGTTCCAGTGAACCCAAATCTATACTTAGCATGATGAAGTTTAGTCATGATTTGTATCAATGACTTAGACTTGAAAAGGTGTGCTTCATCACCTATAATACAACCATAATCCTCAAAGAAAGAACGCTCTAGTTTATACACAGACTGCCAAGTAGTGATGGTTACTGGTGCATCATTACTCTTCTCCCTACCAGAATAGATACGGTGGCAATATGAGTCAGCATCCCAACCATAATCCAAAAAGTCCTTGTACATCTGCTCTACAAGAGATGTCGTCGGAACAACTAGAAGAATTTTTTCGCCTTTATCCACATAGTATCTTACGAGGGAATAAATCATTAGTGATTTGCCGCTCGCTGTGGGGCTTATCAATAGTTTTCTATTATGCTTTAGGGCACCATATACTCCCTCAATTTGATACTTCCTGGGAGTATGGACACAAATGGAATGCATATAATCCTTGACACCCTCATATGAGATATGCTCATTCTCCTCATATGGAGTACCATAGAACTTATTATCTTCAAACTTGTAAGTGTATCCGTATTGCTTACAGAAATTGACAATCTTATCTAAGAGTCCAACATAAATCTGTTTGGATCTCATATCATACAAATGAATCTCCCCATTCCAATTCCTTCCACGGTACTGGGGCATAAACTTTGCATTAGGAACCTCAAACTTAAAGTGATCTCTAAGTTCGTATTCAATGTGAGGTTCCGTATTAATCTTTAAAAATACTTCGTTGGATTTAGATATAACAAGGTTTGCTGTTGTATCAATCACATGAATCCATTCATCTAGGGGTATTTATCTACCCTAGTCCAGCATTAAATCTCATGAACTCAATTGCATTTTTGATTTGGTATGTACGATTAGTAATCTGCTTTAGAATGCTTTCAATATAAACAAGCATTGTATCGTAGTAATCAATCTTCAAGCAAATTGTTGAAAGTTTCTCATCTGCATCCAAATATTTTTGCATAGTGTCCTTATCCCTAATTTTTTTAGGAAATGGATTCTCCACATAAACATCAGGATCTGCTTTTCCACTAAAATACTCATAGCGTTCGTGTCGAATATTTTTTCTTTGTTGCTCTGCTTTCTTTCTCAAAAGAAAGATTGTGTTGTACATTTCAAAATACTTCGCATGAAGTGCGGGAATATTTGTTGATTCTGTATGGAGGTTATCCATATCAATCTTTGCATCTTTTTCC